CATTCCGTTCGGTACGGGTGTACCCGTTAAAATGTACCTGCGGCGGAAGAAGGGTAGAATATTACGCAGTAGCTTAAAGCGTTGCGTGTTTGTGGCTTTGAACTTGCTACTTTCATCTATGGTCAAATATACATGCCGCACCCGCTTATTGAACTGGTCGTAATGCTCGAAGTTCCACGTCAGGCTGTGCCATATTACGTGGTTGCCTGCGTTCTGTAGGTTCAGGCCGTGGCTTATGCTGGCGGGGTGGCCGAGTAGTACGGGTAGTTCCCCCGCGTTCCACGCCTGTTCCAGCTCCGCTGACCGCTTGGCGCTCACCCCGCCGCCTATATAGGGCGTTTTAGCACCCAACACCTTTAAAAGCCGCTCTAGGTCGTGGTGGAACTCGTAAGCTATAAGCGCGGGCGTACCTTGCAGCTCCTCTACCAGATCCAGCACCGCCTCCGCCTTTTCCATGTGTAAGTGGTGCACGGCGCGGTCTTCGCCGTATACACCGCCGTTCGCCATTTGCCTGCACTTCATGCTGGCGGCGGCGGCGTTGGCAGCTACTACGTCCCCTTTTGTCAGCGCCACTATCATTTCCCGTTCCATTTCGTTGTACGCCAGCCGCGCCGCTTTGGGTAGTTCCACTTCCACCGGGTTTATTATCAGCTCCGGTAGTTCCAAATAATCTTTGTCTTCTAGGCGCAGCGTCAGCGGGCGTATCTTTTCTTGTATTCTTGCTTCTGCCCCATCTTGTAGTTTCCATTCGTAGCCGCCGTAGCCAGTAGGGTAAAAGTAATTGTTGCGGTAGTGTGTTATAAACCTTCCTAACGCAGCGCCTAGATCCAGTATGTATATTTGACCAAAGATGTCCATCATTCCGTTCGGTACGGGTGTACCCGTTAAAATGTACCTGCGGCGGAAGAAGGGTAGAATATTACGCAGTAGCTTAAAGCGTTGCGTGTTTGTGGCTTTGAACTTGCTACTTTCATCTATGATTAAGACGTCAAAGTCCAGCTGCTTAAAGTTCTTCTTACACAGCCACAACAATCCTTCGGGGTTTATAATGTAAATGTCAGCGTCTTTTTCTAAGTTCTTTTCCTTATCCTTCCCATGCAGGATTACCACGGTTAAGTCTTTAAAATCGTCCCACTTAGCAACTTCCTTCGGCCATACACTGTAGCACACGCGTAGGGGTGCTATGATTAGCGTCTTCTGAGCCAAATTTTCCTTCTTCAGAACCTTAAGGGCGGCGAGGCTTATGCTCGTTTTCCCCAAGCCTGGATCTAGGAACAACCCCGCGCACGCATTTTGCAGCATGAACTTTACCGTCTTCATCTGGTACGTGTGCGGCTTCCATACGTTTTTTAATGGCTTTAATTGCTTTTTCTGCGTTATCGTGGACTTCAATGTCATACCCTAATGCTCTAAGTTGTCTTATCTTGTACACTTGCAGCTTCCGCAGCTTCGCCCCCGGTCGCTTGAACTCTATCCAAAACGGCGCGCGGGGTAAACAAATCAGTCTGTCCGGCCAGCCGCGCTGCCCTGTACCATTCATTTTCCGGTGAATTATCTTGTTCCTGTTTAACCATGCTACTACGGGGTTCTCTACTTCGGTTGCTTCGGTCATGTTTTAGAATTTACAAGTTCCGCCCTTACTTTTACTGAACGGACACCAGCGGCAGTAATTTCCCGGCTTGGGTGCGAACCGCTTATCATTCAACATTGCTTTCGTGCGGGTCACCCACTTCTTTTTTAAAGCTTTTAATTCTTCTTTGGTGGCGGCGTAGCTTGCCTCATCGCCGGAATCTAAAAACCACAACCGGCATATTGCGGATTTAGCTTCTGGGAACTTCAACAGCGCCGCCAGTGCGTACAGCTCCAACTGTTCCGTATATTCCCCGGCGCGGTACTTCCCCGTTTTATGGTCTATAACGTATACTTCTTCACCGCTTACATAGCACGCGTCCATCTTTACGCGCACCCACGCTTCCTTTGCGAACCAGCTTACGTCGTTCCAGTTTTTATCAAACGCCCATTCTTGCTCCGCCAGCACCTTCTGCTTTTTTAGATTTAAAAATTTAGATTTAAACTTTACGAGTTCCACCGGCAGCAATTTTAAGCGGCCACACGCAAAATCCTCAGCCAGCTTGTGTATCGCGCTGCCGCGATCCATTGCTTCATTGCTAGGCTCTTTAATTTTATCCACGTGCTTAAACTTCGCCCGCAGCGGGCATTGTTCATAATCCCGCCAACGGCTGTAACTCCACGCTGTAATTAAACCAGTCATTGCACATCTCCCCACAGGGCTACGGCTAACACTACTATAAAACTTATCATTGTCACTACGTCTGTGACACGGTCTGTTTCTAAATCTCCAGTCATCGTATTCTCCTAGCTACACTTTGTTAAAGTACCCCAGTTCTTACCTACTTTACCGTCTGTTGTTAACGGTACGTCAAGCTCAACGCTTTCCATCGCGTCTTTTAATATCTGCATTTCCTTCTTTACGCTACCGGCGGGCGCGCTGATATTTATTTCGTCGTAGACGGTTACTAAAAACCGACTATTCTTTTTGGTACTGTTGTAGCGTATAATCGCTTCCTTTGTTACGTCGGCGGCGCTGCCTTGACAAAGATAATTTATCAGCTTGTATTCGAACGATAATTCTTTACCATACTTTTCCACAAACTTTGGCGGTTCGCAATAATATAGTCTACCACCCCATGTTACTATAGGTTCCCCGCGCTTACTTAACGCCTTTATTTCATCTTCTAGGTGCTTTAATCCCGGTAACGCCTTGTTCTGGCTATCGCGTATGCTTCGCACTTCATCAACGGATACGTTCAGCTTAAGCGCCAGCCCGCCTAATCCTTGACCGTACAGCCGACCAAAGTTCATAGTTTTTACGCTACCGCGATCTATATCCCGGTGCATTAATCGTTTTATCTCGGACTGTACGAAACTGTGGACGTCAAGGTCTGGGTTATCTCTATACGCCTGGAGGATTCCCCCATCTTCAAAGTGAGCGAGGATTCGGAGTTCTTGCTGATTGTAATCTCGGTGACACCAAAGATGTTCATTATCTGGGAGAGCATAACGCCTAACGAGTGGTAATTCGGGTAACTGGTTGATGAATTTTGGGTGTTCATATAGGTCGCCTCTGTCGTAAAAACTTTTACTTACGTTCAATAGATTTGGATCATCGCAACTCGGCCTCCCAGTGCGGGTACCTTTAGTATCGTCCCGGCCTTTAGACTGGCGCACTTGATTCCAATTAGGGTGTATGTACCCGCCAGTAGACCTACCCTTTTCGAACCAAGGTTCCATGAACATACTAAGACAGGTGCGCAACCTATTGCGATAACCGAGTGCATAAAATATCCTTTTATCTTTGAATTTATCCGCAGTTAGATTCTTTTTACTGACGCTCATCTTTCCGGTTTTTGTCAGTGTCCATTCCGTTATAATATTGTGTTTATCTAGTAGCGCACCTACTTCCGCATCGGCGTCGAAGTTGCATGCCTTCACTTTAAACCGCTTACACAACCACTGTTCCACCGCGAACATGGCTTTGTGGTAGATTTCTATGTCCCGCTCAAGCGCGCGCATGTCAACGCGCAACCCTTGCCGTTCGTTCTCTAAAAAATCTAAATTCACACGGAGGTAACAGTGGAGGATATCAACTATTTGGAAACGTGGGCGAGTTTAAACGCGCACGTACAAACCCTTGACGAAGCTAAGTTGAAAAGCCTGTTAAAGCAGGAACTGCGCGGCGAAAAACGCACGCAGTTTTTAATTCGCTTGTACGGGCGTTATAACAAGCTTCGCACCATCCGTGAACGTAGAGAAATGTTGGCTAAGTAAATGCAAAAAGCGCCGCCTGTTATAACTGTGGATTTTGAAACGGACGCCATTCAAGGCCGTCCGCACTATCCACCAGCACCTGTTGGGGTTTCTATTAAGTACCCTGTGGATAAAAAGCCACGCTATTATGCATGGGCGCACCCCACAGGGAACAACTGCGACAAGCAGGCGGCGCAAATGGCATTGAAAATGGCGTGGAAGCACGAACTACCGTTGCTATTTCACAACGGAAAGTTCGACGTCGACGTAGCGCAGACGCACATGGGTATGGGGAAACTACCGTGGGAAAAATACCACGACACTATGTTCCTACTCTTTCTGAATGATCCCCACGCAATGTCATTAGCTTTAAAGCCCGCCGCTGAAAGCTTACTAGGGTTAAAGCCTGAAGAGCGAGATACGGTGCGTGAGTGGTTAGTGAGTAATGGCGTGGTAAAACCCAACGACAGTAAATGGGGTGCCCACATAAGCAAAGCGCCGGGGGAAATAGTGGGTAAGTATGCCGGAGGCGACGTAATACGTACGGAAAAGCTTTTTCAGCTAATTCACCCACAAAATCTAAAG